TTATCCACCACAATAGAGAATTAGAGAAGCAAGCTAAAGTTGGAGATAGGCTAAGTGAACTAACTGGCCCACAACTAGACAAGCTGATAGGACTTCTAAACGCAGAAGTAAAATCTAACACTAACAGTACTAAAGAATATAACGACAAGAAAGTTAAGCAGTCTAAGATAGATGCTAAACAACGTGCCTTACTAAGAAGTTACCTTCGTAACAACAGATGGATCGAAGAGAAGTTCTTTGAAATAAGAGACGGTATATTAGAAGACTAAAGCAGGAGTAGACGATGGGGTGGACATATGACCCAACAAATCTTGGAACGGCAGATGCAGCCCAACGTCTTAACTCTGTTAGGCTATTAGTAGGTGATACTGACACTGCTGATCGTCAGTTAGAAGATGAAGAGATAACCTTTGGTTTAGGCCAGAATAATAACTCTATTTATCACACTGCTAGTTGGTCAGCTAGAACTATCGCCTCTAAGTACTCAAGACAGGTAACAACAGCTTTAGACGGTGCTTTAAGTGCTGACTATTCTGACCTAGCTAAACAGTACCTGTCACTGGCAGACACCCTAGAGTATCAGGCTAAGACTGCTGGTGGTAACATAGGCATCTACGCTGGTGGTATCTCTAAGACCGCTGTAGAGGCTGTCAGAGACAACACAGACCGTATCAAGCCTTCTTTCCGTAGGGACAGGTTTAAGAACCCACCAAGCTACAATGGTGAAGACTACAACTCATCGTATGACTAAGGTAGGTTAACATGTCGTTTAGATCATATGACCTCCTTAACCTAGTTAACAAGTTTGGGGAGCCTCTTACGCTTAAGAAGGTGACTACTTCTGGCACGTATAATCCTGCTAATGGTACTATCACTGGATCAGCGACTACTGACTACTCCTTTACTGGATACTTCTATAACTATGATAATGGTATAGCTGGTAACATTGATGAGATACGCAGAGGTACTCGTAAGTGCCTTATTTCCGCTTCTAGCCTATCTGTAGTACCAGATGATGAGGATCAGATAATAGGAAATGGAGACACAGTTAATATTCTGTCTGTTGTTACTATCTTCTCTAGTGGCGTTGCACTATGTTACATCTGTGATGTGAGGGAATAATGAGTATACAGAAAACCTTTAGTGACATTAGGGGTAGAATAGATAGTTCAGTTAGTAGGGGTCTTAAGGTTAAGGCTAAACGAATAGCTGATTACACTGTTATGATCTCTCCTGTCTACTCTGGTGCATATGTAGAGTCTTTTTCTATCAAAGCCCGTGGTGAAGGTGGTGGACGTAGTAGGTCTTCAGACGCAAGAGACGCTAAAGAAAGGTCTCCTGATCCAGACCGCCACAAGATGATAGCCCTAGACCAACTATACAGCGATATAACTGCCTTGGGTACAGATAAGATTGATGGTTTTGTTCTAAGGAACAGGTCTCCCCACGTAAGGGAAGTAGAAAACGGGTCTATTGAAAATAATGTACCTGCCCATAAAGTCTTTGAGAGGGTAAGAAGAAAATTTGGCTAGTATTCATTCAGACATTAGGGCCGCTTTGGAAAGCAAGTTAGCTGGTATATCTGGCATACCTCCAATAGCTTTTGACAATGTACCCTACGACCCCACAACTGGTACTAGCTTCATTAAGTCTCTGTACATTCCTGTTACCCGTACCCCTGCTGTAAGAGGCTTAAACCCTTCTCAGCGTTATGGTGGCATCTACGCAGTCACTGTGTACTGTCCAGAGGGTAATGGCCCAGCAACTGCTGATGGTATCGCTAACACAGTTATAGAGAACTTTGAAGCTGCCACAGACGTATCACTAAACAGCTTTAACGTATCAATAGACTATGCCGAAAGACAGCAAGGTTTCTTGGATACACCTTGGTACTATATACCGATAAATATCGGCTGGTACATTTATCACTAATTAGAGGCGTAAGCCTTGCTCACTAGGAGAATAACACATGCCTACCTTCGCACAGGGTTCACGGTCTAGCCTAAGCTACATCACTGAGTCCACATTCGGAACTACCCCTGCTGGTAACTTCCAGAACATCCCATTCACTTCACATGGTCTTAACTTAACTAAAGACTTGGTTGCTGGTACAGACATTCAAGCTGACCGTATGCCTCGTCATGAGCGTCATGGTAACAAACAATCTGCTGGTGACATTGTATGTGACCTCCGTAAAGGTGACTACGACCCATTCCTTGAGTCAGTCATGCTTAACACTTGGACAAACTCTGGCACCAACGACTACCTTACTGTAGGCACAACACCTAAGTACTTCTCCATTGAGGATTACTCTGCTGACATTGATCAGGCTCGTCTGTTTACAGGTCAAACTGTTTCCACTATGGGTATCTCTATTGCCCCTAACCAGATGGTAACTACTACCTTTGGTATGGTTGGTAAAGGCATGACTATTGGTGCTACAGAGAAGACACAGGACGCAGCAAGCACTAACTCCCCCTTCGATGCCTACTCAGGAGACCTACAGATTGGTAACAATGTAGCTGGCCTTACATCATCTGCTATCATTACCGCTATCGACTTCAATGTAACGAACTCCTTCGCACCCACTTTTGTTGTCGGCTCTGATGAAGCACCAGCACTTGAGGTTGGTCGTGCAGAAGTAACAGGTACATTCTCCGCATACTTTGATGACGCTGCCCTGATTAACCGTTTCCTTAACGAGACAGAATCAGCTATTCAAGTATCTGTCAATGACCCCACTGCTGCTAATGCTTACACCTTCCTATTCCCACGGGTTAAGATTAACTCTGCCGATGTAGGTGTAGATGGGCCAACTAGCCGAATTATTAGCCTTTCCTTCACCGCACTGTACGATACGACAACTACAAGTAACTTGAAGATTACTCGTACAGACTAATCCCTAGCTAGGGCGGGGGGCATTGGTGTCGGGTCTGATGCTCCCCATTTAAATCTACCCGACTAACCCTGACCCAAGGAACCTGACAATGGACTTAAAGAACTTAACACCTACTAGCGACACTGTAGACGTTACTATTGTACACCCTACAACACTGGAACCTCTGACTAACGATGACAAGTCAGAAATGACAATTACTATGTATGCACCCCACTCTAAAGAGTACAAGGGTATATTGCATCACCAAACTAACAAACGGCTTAAGCAAGCCCAAGGTAAAAAGAAGGTCGATATTACGGCTGAGAGTATTGAAGAGGCTACCCTAGAAGTGTTAGTCAAGGCAACTAAGTCTTGGAATATCACATACGATGGTAAGAAGCCTAAGTACTCTGCTGATACAGCCAAAGAGATTTACGAACAAGTGTTTTGGATTAAGGATCAGATTGAGGAGGCTGTAGCTGACTCGCTGGATTTTACCAAGGGCTGATTAATGACCTAGTTGAGTTTGCTGAATTTAACTTCAAACTTAATCAGCGTGATGAATCTGGAACCACCGAGAGAGAACACTTGGAACAAGTACAAAGGCAGACAGGATTAGAACTTAAAGAATTGGATGGACCCGACTTCCCAACTCTTGTGGCTCATATCTGGTCTGCCTTTATTGCGTTAAGCAACTCAAGAACTGGTGGCTTTAGTGGCCCTAACCCGATAACATACGAACAAATAAAAGCATGGAAAGAACTAACTGACACGCCTATGACAGCTTGGGAAGTAGAAGCGGTTAAGAGGCTTGACGGAGTTTATATGAGGGTAAACAATGGCTGATGATGTAATCTCAATTAAGGTGATAGCCGAATCATCATCTGTAGATAAGACCAATAAGAGTGTAGACAATCTTGCATCTACTCTGTTAAAGACAGAAAAAGAAGCCCTAAAGATAAGAAAGGCTTTTAAGCTACTAGATTCCGCTGTTAACTCTGGTAAGATAAACCATCAAAAGTACTCTAAAATGGTTAACGAACTAAATGTTCAAGAGACTATATTGTACAAAAACCTTGGTAAGACAACTAATGCCGTAGGTCAACAAAGTGCATCTATGAGTAATGCCGCACAAAACGCTAAGAAGTTTGCAGACGCACAAAGGCTTGCAGGAAAGAGTACTAACAAGTTTGGTATGTATGCCCAACAAGTAGGTTATCAGGTTGGTGACTTCTTTGTACAGGTGCAGTCAGGTACTAGCGCACTTGTAGCTTTTGGTCAACAGGGTACACAACTTGCTGGTCTACTTCCGGGAGTTGCTGGTGCTGTTATCGGTATTGGTCTATCGTTAGGGACCATGCTTCTTAAGACGTTCCTAGACACCAAAGACGCAGGTAAACAGCTTGAAGAAAGCATAAAAGGTGTTGAAAACGCACTCTCTAACTTAAGTAATGTATCTTCTATGTTGCGAGATACACTAGGCGCACCCTTTAGTGAGGCTAACACTCAACTAAAAGAGTACTTGGAGCTGCTTGAAAAATCTTCTGCTGCAAAAGTGCAAGATGCAATAGCTTTGGCTTTTGGTGCAAAGGGTGAATCAACTGGTATTTTAAACGAATTAAAAGTGTTAGCTGATGACATGACTAACATACCCTTTTACCAAATGGAGTGGTTAAGAGATTTAGTAGGGGTACAATATGGCCCAACTAACGAAGAAATTGCTAATGCAGAAGACATACTAAGGGTTAGGGAAGAGATTGCAGAAATACTACGTGGTACGGCTGCACAACCTCGTATTATAGAAGGGGTAGAAGGCCTTAGAGAACTAGGCGATGATTTACTTGCGTACTCTAAGCAGTTTAATGGGGCGTTAGGGGAAAGAATTAGAACCCTAATGTTTGAAGCGGGTCTGACACAGTTAATGGTTGACGCTGAAAAAGCTAAGGGTGATGCTGCTGATGCTACTACTAAAAAACAACTAGCCCTTATAGATGATTTGCTTAATGCGGCTGAAAAAGCCGCTGCTGAAGCTAAAAGAGCCACTGAGCAGCAAGCGAGAGAAGAGATCAAAGTTTTTGAGGCTGTAAATACTCAACGATCTAATGCTAACATGGCCCTAGAAAAAGCAAATATAGCCCAACTAAAACAAGTCGGTGATTTAATTAATGCTAGGGATAGGGAAAAGCAACTAGTAATGACAATCGCAGCAGCACAAGTTGAAGCTGTTGGTGGAACGGCTGCTCAACAAATTGAAGCGGCTAAATTAGCTGAAGAAATTCTTAAAATCAAGCACGATATGGAAGATGCAGCATTGGCGGCTAAGATTTTTGAAGAAGCTATTAAAAATGCAAGTGGCTCTGGAAGAGGTGTAGACCCACGCAAGTTTATGGAGGAAAGCCCTATAGGTTGGCTTACCCCAGAGGTGTTAAAAAAATACAAAGAGTTCATGGCTGAACAAAATAAGGGAAAAGGCAAAGAACCAAAAACTATGGAAGGCCCAATCAAGGCTCTGGAAAGACAGATAGAGTTAAGTAAGGCTTTGTTTGGATTGGAGGGTGAAGAACGTAGGCGTAAAGAAGTCTTTATGCAACTTGAGTTCCAGAATAGAGACCTCTTGAAGCAGTATCAGGAAGACCCAGAAAGACTTCAAGCTATAGCAGATGAAGTAGCTGCACAAGAAAAACTAACTAAGGTATTTGAGGAACAGAGACAAGCACAGAAAGACTTGGCAGATAGTATTGCGACTAGCATGGGTGATGCACTTACATCTATAGTAGATGGTACTAAGAGTGTATCTGATGCCTTTAAGGATATGGCTAGGGCTATCATTGCTGAGTTATATCAAATCTATGTCGTTAAACAGATCACAGGTATGATTAGTTCTGCTATAAATCCTTATCTACCTCAAGTGCCTAATGCTAATGGTAATGCTTTCTCTGGTGGTAACATAGTACCTTAT